GAAAAACTGAAAAAGGAAATCGAAGAGTTGAAGGCCGCCGCAAAGATTCCGGAGAAAGAGCCGGAACGAAAGACGGCGAGTGCAGCACAACTGCTGGCGAAGTACGGACAGACAGTTGATGAAGATGTTGAGTCCGATCACAAAGCATTTTGCGCAGCGGTTGACCGACTGAATCTGTCGGCTTCTGAATCGCTTGCGTTGAAGATCAAACACAAAGAAATCATGGCGAAACAAACTGATAAGCAGTAATCCGAATTTCGGATTGCTGTTTTTTATTACTAAAAAAGGATGGTGTTAATCAATGGCACAAGTAACTGAAACGCAGTTTGTCGAACTGTCCGCGGCTGCTCAAATTGTTGCGCCGGGTGCGATTATTGTTGACGAGTATCAAAAAGAGATCACGGATGCATTCCGTCGCAATTCAGTTCTGGATTCGCGAATTAACTACGTACCGGCGACGGGTGACTTTTCGTCCTATTTCGAACAAACAGAACTCAAGGAAGGGGCGTTTGTTGATCCGAGAAGTCCGTCTGCTACGGCGCAAGCCAACAACCGCGTTGCTCGCACGGTCAAAATCAAGGCGCTGACCAATCAGGTCAACTACGGTCACTATGACTTGCAACTCGCTGCACAACAAAACAATTGGCCGGAGTTGCAAGCGAAAGACCTGAACGACATGATCAACGGTATTTCGCTGGCACACGGCAAGGCGCTGTGGCGCGGAAATGACACGTCTCTGTCTTCTCCGACAACGTTGCAATATGTCGGGCTTGCAAAGCAAATTACGAATACCTTTACGGTTGGCGAATCGGCATCCATCGTTGCCGCCATCCGAGCGCAAGTTGCCGCAATGGTTGCCAGCGAAAAATACGAACTGCGTCCGACGGCAATTTATATCGATCCGATTGCTCATTACTACATGGAAGAAGAAGTCCGGCAAGCGGTTGAAGCCGGAACCATGACGAATCCTTTCGACAAAACGGTTGTCGCTGGTATCGAGGTAGCAACGATTTTGACTTCCGCAGGACGTCTGCCGATCATTCCGGAACCGTTCATTGAATCGAAGGTCAATGATACGGACCCGGACAAAACGGATTACGGAATCGCCATTGTGACGGAGCCGATGATAGAATATCACTATGTTGGGCAGCGCGGCGCGTTCCTGTTTGAACTCGGAACCACTTCCGATCTTCAGCGGAAGTTTGTTGCGATCAAATACGGTGCTCCGGTTGCAAAAGGGCCGTCCTATGCACATGCATACGGATATATCACGCGCCCGACGATTGCGAAGATTGGCTAAGAAAAGGCGGTCGTTTGACCGCCTGATCTTTTTATAAGGGGTGTTCGCATGGCTCGGAGGAAAGTTGAAACTCCCGAATTGGATGTTCAGCCGTCTTTGCCAGACGGGTCCGCTAAGGTTGAATTGAAAGGTGTTGTTCTGAAGGGTTGGGGCAATCGTGAGGGGCGGCACACCATTTATGTGAATGGCAAAGTGTTTACTTTCGTAAATGGAAAGGCCAAACTTCCTGAACGTCTTGCCAACGAACTGAAAGATGCGGGGTATGTCGAATGAGCGCCTATCTGACGGTTGATGAAACGGATTATGTCCCTCAAGGCATAACGTTGACCAATTCGCTCATTATCCGTGCATCGTCGATCATCGATGCGTATTGCAAACGGGAAATCGGTGTCAAATCGTACACCGAACGAATTCCACTGACGGAACAGGGGAAGGGACATCTATCCTTCTATCCCGTTATCGCAGTAACGGAAGTGAAAGCCCGCCCGAAGTTTGGATGGACAGGCGATCTCTTTTTTGGTCCTCCGTCGTTCGAGACAATCGACGTTAATGCGCTGGACGTAGACAAGTGGATTGGATTTGTAACGCTCGGAATTTCGCCGTATGGTGCGCCGTATGTCGAACTGGAAGTAACCTATACCAGCGGTTGGGAACCGATCCCGGACAAAGTGAAAGTCGCCTGCGGCTTGATTATTGCAAAGTTGGCGAACAACGTCAATCAGAACGTCAAGGCGAAGAGGGACTTCGATTTCTCCATTGAATACTTCAGCCCGAAGATCGTCACGGATGAGATTGACGAACTGCTCTCGGAATACGTTCATCGTCCGATGAGGTGAGTGATCATGTTCTATGATTTTTCTCACCGTCACACGGATTGTCTCGTTGATGGGGTGCCGGAAAAGGTAATCCTGTCAAGGGATAGTCGATCATCTACAGTGTTTCGGCAGGAGTACCTTTATAACGGTGTTTTCTCGCCTGTTTCAGCCGTAAAAACGGGTTCACTTGTGACCAATGGAGAATCGTTCCTTGTTCAGTCCATGAGACGAACAGCAGAACACGACTGCTATTGCCTCATGATCAAAACGAACACAACGGTTGATATTCAGCGCTGGTCACAAGAGTTGGACGAAAACGACAATCCGATTGGCGAACCATCATTCCAAACCGTTCAGTCTGATGTCGTTGTCTACGCTCAATATATCAACGCTCGATTGCGTCAAGAGGATGTCGGATTGCTCCCGACAACGGTTTATGTCCTGCTCATGCAATCCAACGTCAATATCAAGCGTCCTACCGAACTGGACTCGCCGGATCGGGTAATCCTGAACGGTCGGAAATATCAGGTTGACGCCATTGATGACTTTCGTTATCCAAATCTTTTCTATGTCCAACTTTCGGAGGATAGAAGATGAGTGTTGAAATCCTGATTAAAGGGTATGACCATGAGCGGGCGGAAATGGACTTACGCAGAATCTTGATGCAGGAAGCCGAAGAGTTGGCTGAATTGGTCTTACGGACAGCAGAAAGCAATATACGATATTACCCGGATGTGCGGAACAGGCTCACCAAAGACATCTATGCACTCGGGCAGGATATGATCGTTGCGGATATCACGGCAGACCATTGGCAGGCATGGCTTGAGCAATTCGGTAAAGGTTCGCTTATGGCTGGACCGAGCGAGAACCCTGGACTTGTGACGTACATGAATTCGGAATACTGGAACAGGTTGCGTTCTAAGTCAACGCGGGTTGTCGTCGGTCGTCCGCCGGGACGATACAAGAGCATTGACGGCGAAATCAAGGTTTCACGCGGTCGTTATGCCGGAGTAAACCTTGAAGAACTGGCTGAACGCGGCGTGATTGATGCGAAGTTCAAGCCTACACCGCCAACGTTTTTTTTGCGGAAGGCGTTACAATCCAACCGAAACCGAATCCTACAGGGTCTACAGCGCGTGATCGAAACATTTCCATACCATATGTATTTCCGGAGGTGAAAAAAATGAGCTCTAAACTGCTTGACGCCATATACAACACATTAAAACGCGATGAAACATACATGGCCATGCTCGGTCTTACTCCATCATCTCCGGGAACAGAGATCACGAAACGAATTATCCGAGGTATGGAACCAGATTCAGCCATATCCGGGTCGAATGTTCCGCTTGCGCTGATATACACAAAACCCGGTCGGTACGGACGGAATTACCTTGTTTACGAAGGGAAGTTCTGTATCGACCATTACGCGAAAAACTCCCATCAGGCTCGTCAATTGGCCGAAAGAGCATACGAACTGTTCCACAACAAGAGAATTGAAAGTGACGTATTCAAAACCTTCACGGCGTATCTGGCCTATGACGGAGATTTTGCAACGGGCATTACAGGCGTAAAGGGTTTTGAATCCATCTATGATGTCGATTACGTCAGGGCAAATTGAGGTGATGCAATTTGGCGGTGAAAATGCGAAAAGATGAAACTCCTGAAGTCAATGAAAAAGACAGTTTAATCAAAGAAAAGATCGAACTGGCAAAAAGGATTGGGATATGGGAGACGTTCAATCCTGTTCCCGATTACGAGCAAACAAAGGAATACAAACGAATCAAAGAGATTGACAAGCGTTTGGCCGAACGCGGCTAAGCGACTTTTTTATTTTAAGGGAGGTTTTATTCAATGGCACAACTTTCCACGAAACGCTGGGTAGTCGATGACATTTCCGACGCCGCGTTGTTCGATCCGGTGACGGGTGATCCCGTTGGAGTGTTTGAACGTCTCCAACAAATCAACATCCAAATTCCGCTGCCGCAAACTCGTGTATATGGCGGTACGGGCAAGTACGCTTTCCATCTGACGGAAAACGATGTTGAAGCCTCTATCTCGCTTCAAAATGCAGTGTTGGACTTCAACCAACTCGTTGCGGCAACTGGTGCTGATCTTTCGACTGGCGCGACCGTTGTTCCGGCAATGGAAAAGCATACGGTTGACACGGCAGGCACGATCACGCTGAAACACGCGGCGGAGATGGTAGCTGAATCGGAAAAAATCATCGTTGCAACCAAAGGGCTGACGAATTCCGGTAAAATCCTTGAACGTGTGGCCGCTTCGCCGACGGCAGATCAATACACGATTGAATCCGGTGTCGTAACGTTCGGCGACACGAACCTGAAAGGGAAGGATGTTCGCGTATTTTATGAGTACACGGCAACGCAAGCGGATGTTGCGTCGATCAAGACGACAACGAAGAACAAGCCTTACAAGTTTGTGGCTTATGGCCGTGCTTTCGACGACGAACTGAATGAATACTTTGACGTGGCGATTGTCGTTTACAAGGCACAAATGCTCGGTACGTTCGCCATTGACCAGCAACGGAAAACCGCAACGGCAAACACGCTGGAACTTGCTGTTCTCGATCCGGGTAGATCGGATGAAAAAGTCATTGATATTTACGCTGTTTGAAGATAGGGAGGGGATTCCCTCCCTTTCCAATTTGCTCAAGAAAGGGTGAACCATAAATGGATGACGACAAGCAAATGGATCTGATTATGGGCATTGGCCCGGAACATTCTTTCGGACCGGAAATCAAGAAAAAACTTCGCGTTGGTACAATCAAACAGATTAAAGAAGTTGGAGAATTGTACCGTGACGGTCTATTGCGGGTAAAAGTCGCTGTCCAATTGGACGATGAGAAACGGCGCGAAGAACAAATTGACAAGTGGGTTGAAATCCTGAACATGGTGACCATCGAAGGGTTCACCAGGGAGGAGTTTGAAGACAGCATTCCGGAACAACTGGAATCCGCTGTCGAGCGATTTCTTTTCGGTTAGTAAGGGGCCAGAAAAGAAGGACAAGAGCAAGGATGGCAAGCCTTTAACGCCTGCCGAAATCTATGGACGCCTGTCCAGAAGAAAACTGCAAAAAGAATGGTATGATCACAACTATTATGAAATCGTGGCAATCCTTGATGATATGGCTGAAGAGTTGAAAGAACAAATCAAGCTTCATGGCGGAGAAGTCGAGGAACCGCAGAAATTGACGCGGAAAGGAATCGCAG